TCTCCGTTGGTGGGAAGAATCTGATCTTGAAGAGGACGACATGGTGTCGATTGCCAATAATGTAATAGAACGCTTCACCGAAGCAGGGGTAGAATTTGATTCAGACATAGATCTGAGCGATGTGGAGGATGAGTAATGCCGGCAAAAAAGAAAAAATCTAGCAAAAAAGACCCCTGTTGGAAGGGGTATAAAGCAATCGGTATGAAAAGTAAGGGCGGTAGAAAAGTCCCTAATTGCGTACCTAACAAATCAAAAGGAAGGAGTAAACGATGACTCATTGCGGAACTAGAAGAAAAAAGAAAACCAAGAAGAAAAAAGGTTATGGCAAGTAAGAGAAAACCTAGTAACCCGATTCGGAAGACCACCAAGGGTAAAGGTGCAAACTACCGCCCCACTAAGAGCGGTGCAGGTATGACTGCAAAAGGGGTAAAAGCTTACCGAAAAAAGAACCCCGGATCTAAGCTAAAAACTGCGGTTACAGGCAAGGTAAAGCCGGGAAGTAAGTCCGCTAAACGAAGAAAAGCATTCTGCGCTAGGTCTAAGAGTTGGAATGGTGAGCGTGGAAAAGCCGCGCGTAGAAGGTGGAAATGCTGATGTACGGACTATCTACAATTAAATTTATGAACACTCCTGAGCAGATCGCCAAAAGACGGGCTCTTGCTAGGAGGATGAATCGTGTCAGACGCTGAACAGCTTCAAGACCTAATCAGGGTAGACCCTGAGCTTTGGTTTACGACCTTTGCCGTAATCAAGGATAAACGGGGCAAGACAATTAGCCCAAAAGCCAACACCTTACAAAAAAGGATGTTTGCACATTACCGAAAATGCCAAATCGAACAAAAACCGTGCAAGATGATAATATTAAAGCCTCGTCAAAAGGGAGCAAGCACTTGCGCCCAAGCACTGACATACCACCACATGAGGAAGCACCCCGACCTAGCGGGGTCGCTGATGGGGGACATATCGGGGACGAGCGACAAAGTATTCGAGATTTATCGGAGATACGCAGAGAACGACAGCTTTCCTTGGGACGATACAGGAACAAACCACGAAAATGGGGGAAACCTCGTAGATCAGATTACCCTAACAAGCAAAAGTGTGTATGGAAAAGAGACCGCCGGATCAAAAAACGCGGGTCGAAGTGGGACAGTTCAAGTTGGTAATATGACTGAGGTTGCGTTTTGGACAATGCAAGGTGAAAGAGACCCTGCACTTGGCTATTTGCAATCTTTATACGATGGGGACAATGTATCATTAGTTGTAGCCGACTCCACTCCAAATGGTCCCGTTGGATGGTTTTACCGCACATGGGTACAGGATAACGAATGGGCTAAGATATTTGCCTCATGGTGGGAGTTTGAGGATTCCGAGATACCTTTTGTTTCTGATGAACAGCTTCAGGATTTTAAGGATACTTTAACTGCCGATGAGATATCCGAGATGGAAAGATTTGATGTCACATGGGAGCAGATGCATTGGAGAAGACGCACTCTTCAGGACAAATGCAATGGTGATGTAGCTAAGTTTAGACAGGAATACCCGTCAGATCCCGAAGAATGTTTCCTTATGTCATCCCGCCCACGCTTTCATGTGGAAAATATTAAAGCCATGCTCGATTCCTCGAAGAAGCAGACTCCTCAAATCGGTGTCATGACATTTCAAGACGAGTCAAGAAAGGTCGCTAGTTTCCTACCCGACCGTGGCGGTCTGTGGAAAGTTTACGAAGAACCTGAATATGACTCAAAATACTTGATTTCTGTGGATACATGCACAGGTGAAGATCAACAGACTCAGGGATTAGCCTCTGATCCTGATTGGCACAGTGCACAGGTATGGAAAGCACCCTATGAAGATTGGCATGGCAATTGGCATGTTGCCAAATTAGTTGCCGTACACCATAGCCGATTGGATATTGGTGTGTTAGCTGAGGAAGTTGCATCCGCATCTGCGTGGTATGGCAAAGCATTTACCGTCCCCGAAGTCAATAATTCGGGATTAGCCTTAGTTAAGTACCTATTGGACTTGGGCGTACCTGTATATCGTAGGAGAAAAACGATTGATTCTATGGGAATTGTGGAAAAGAGCTTCGGTTGGACGACTGACAAATTGACCCGAAAAACGATAATAGACCATTTAGCTTCGGAAATTATCGAATTTAATGTGGATATCCCTGATGAAGGCATCATGCAAGAGTTGAAAACCTTTGTCATAAATGAGAAGGGTAAGCCTGAAGGTGCTCCCGGTCATCATGACGATCATGTATTGGCATGTGCCATTGCAGTTTACAATATTGACAGTGCATCTTCGTACAAGATGCCAAAAAAGAAACGGATTACTAATCGTATGCTTCGAAAGAACCCAAGTTTGATGTGTCCTGATGGATTTATGCGTGTCCCATTAAAGGAGTACATGCGTAATAAGCGTAGGTAGTTAGTCCAAATGCAATCGGTTGAGGGCGTTATACCCGATTGTATATTCTTTCCCTTATGGGACTACTGATGACAGGGACATTGTGGGGTTTAGGCTTATGGGGTGCTAAAACTCTTTACGATCAAATATTTGGAGAAGGTTCTTCTGAAGGGCTGAGTGAGGAAGAACTTCAGGAGGGTCTCGATAATAGCCCCTTGGATAAGGACGCTTTTTTACAAAGTGATGAGGGTCAAGCTCTGATGCAACAATCTATGGCAATGGGTCAGGCTCAGGCTCAGGCTCAGCAACAGGGCAATCAATTTCAGAGAGATCCCAACACCCCAATGGGTCGGTCTAATCAGCTTTATGCCGAAGCATCTCAAATGGCAGACACCGTAAAAAGCGGTACTCGAACATTGCCAAATCGCGAGAAACAGCTTCGCAAAGCTATGGCACATACTGAGACTCTTCAGGCTTTAAAAGATAGCCAAATGAGGACTCGTGATTTCGATAAAGCTAAAAGCCGATGGGATCACCTCGGAATGGATCGTAGCTTTAATCAGCTATCCGAACAGGAGAAGCAAAAATTTTCTGATGGTGTAAAGCATGGTAGTATGAAATGGAATCGTGCTGATTGGGAAAACCCACAGCCGACCACCACATCTAACAGTACCACGCCTACGGCTACTAATCCGGGCAAGACTAATCCCGCACCCGCCACCCCTGAGGGCGGACCCTCTACTTTTGATAAGATTGCGGAGGGCATTAAGGATGGTTTTGACAAAGGCATTAAAAAAATACTTCCCGAAGAAAAAGAGGGTGAAGGCACTGTATTAAAGCCCGAAGAAACGCCCACTAGCCCTAGAGTTCCTGACGGAAACGGCGGTTACTCTCAAGCAGATCCCTTGCTACCCCAACCTAAAGCACCTGCACCCACTAGCCCTAGAGTTCCTGACGGAAAAGGGGGCTACTCTCAAGCAGACCCATTACTTCCCAAGCCTAAAGCACCCCCTCCTTCTTCAGGAGGTATTCCTACCGTACCTATTTACACTCAACCCCCTAAGACCGACAGACCGTCCAATGCCGAAACAATTGGTAATGTCGTTGGACCTATTTACGACAGAGTAATTAGAGATGGTATCAACGGTATAACTAATAGCGATATAGCCCCCTCAGCTAGAGAAATTAGCGAAATACCGGGAAACATTAAAAGTGCATACAGCGGAGTCAGCCCTGAACAGCATAAGGCGATCATGGAGAAATACTCTAAGCCCAAAACCGCCACAGGCACAATGGGAGGAGCATTTGATGCGGGAGGAGGTTTTGGACCCGAAACTGTTACCCTCCCTCCAACAGATCCTTTTGGACAGCCTTTAGATTCCAACGCAACTCCCGTTAGTCCTAGCGAACTCCCATCCCTTGACCCTAGTGCTCCTCCCAACGCTCAACCGCCAAATCAGGTTGAAACACCGATGGATTCGCAATACAACATACCCGGTCCCACTTTGCCACTAGCACCGGGTCAGAGAGAGTTTTTAGAAGGCGAGATTGCTAAGGGTCCTCAAGTATCTCCCCCTCCGAGGGAGATACCCCGCTTCGACTCTCAGGATGTCACAAAAGTAACTGAGGAAATTTTACCGTCCCATACGGAAAAACCTGCACAAGGCATAGTATCTAAACCGATTGAGCCGGGCAAGCGTCCTCATCGTGGCAGATTCAAAAACCGCCCACTTGACGGACCCCCACAGGGTGCATTTCATAAAGCACCCGGTCGCCCTGAAGGCGTAGTATTTAACGATCCCAAAGCAAGAAAAGCCGAGCAAGAAAGAGTTTACAGAGATACAATGGCAAAAGTACCTATTGTTTCCACTGTTAACGGCAGACCTCAGATTACAGGTTACAAAACAAAAGAGCTTATGCGTCAAGGTATGGGCGGTAAGAGTGTAAAATGGGATGTCGACTCTGAAAAATATGCAGGTGCTGAAGACCCGTTCGGTGGTCCTTCAGGCTATGCAAAATTTGATGGAACAATACCAAAAATGGATAATGGTCAAGTTGAAGTCCCTAAAAACACTAATGTAGCTACAGTTTCTGATTTTGACGACCCTCTTAAGAAAAAGCGTAAGAAGAGAATTGGTCAAATAGCCTAAATCTCCATGTCACTTTTCGAAGAAGAGGTGTTCCGTGATCCCTTAGCCAAGGGCGATGATAAAGTTTTCGATCTTGGTTTTGATCTTGGCGACCCTCCTAAAAACACTTACGGCATAGGACAGCCTCAACAGCCCCAAATAGGTGAATATGAACCTACATACGATCCTGTAGAAGGACCACAGCCTGACCCTGCCAACGAGCCCGTTTATCGGGACTATTTAGCTTTTAAGGATAATTTAGGCAGAGTTGGTTCCGAGCTTACTGATTTTAATTACCGTAGTTCGTCCTCCAACAAAAGGTATGATTCTTTCTTTGATGAGAAACTACCCTCGATTTACTCTGACCTTACGGGCTATGAAATGCCTGATAATGTCAGTAAAGCAAATCGTAAGACCTTATTAGAAGACCTAGAAAATCAGTATTCTGATGCCGAAAGAAAAGTCTTAAAAGGTAATGAGAATTTCCTTGGATTAGGTGAAGATGAAGCATTCGAACAGGCTAAAGCATTTGCCACACCTGAGCGTAAAAAGCTCATTGGCAGTTTAAGAAAAGAGCATGACAGACTAGAGCTTGAACGCGACGAATATGCTCGGAGAGCATATGAGAAAAGAATGGAAAGAGACCGTATGCTTGAGCAAAGGTCGCAGGTTCCACATATTATCCGTGCTGAAGCAGAGGAATGGGCTAAGCGTGAGCGTAGTTTACTAGCATCAGGTACTAAAAAGAACAAACTTTCATATGAGCAGATCCAACAAAAGCTAGATGCCCGATACCGTTCGGTTGATCCGTTTGGCGGTATGCTTGACAAGTCTGAACTTAGTTCCTCTGAGCGTGTTGAAGCTAGAAAAGCGTTAGAACTACTATCATGGTCTAAGAAAGAGACTGATTCCTTTAGAGGTCAGGGCGGGATTGTTTCCAATAATGGATTCGTGAACGGTTATCCTGTTGGTTTAACGGGTGCTGAGAGGGAGGCTTTGGAGGTTGCCGACCTTAGAAAAGCAGGGATTACCACTTACAAAGGCAAACCGATTGAGGAAGCCTTGGAAGCCCTTGGCGGTCAGGAAAAAGTTGAGGCTTTAACAGCTATTTCTAGTACCCTGAAGCTACACACTGCATACACAAACGCAGGTGTTGAGTTATGGAGTAAATGGAATCAGGAAGGACACGAAGAAAGACAGGCTGAGTATGATATGGCACAATCCGCAGTCCAACGGGCGTTGGGTAACGCGGGTGCGATGGGTCTTACAAATGACATAGTTAGACGAAACCCTTCTGCTTGGTGGTTTGACCACATGTTAAATGCATCTAAGCGTGGATGGGATAGCACTGACGGCACTCCCCGAAACATTGCTCGTATCATAGCAGGTGACGGAGGTATTGACCGATCCGCATTATCTAAAGTTGTAGAAGCATCTCAGCTTGAAAGACAGAGTCCACGATCTAAGGACTACGATAATTACATGAACGCCCTTCACAACAAGGGTGGTTCCAAAGGTTTTTACGATGCTTTCTTAACATTGACTGACGATAAGCAATGGAAGGGCAGTGCGATGACCGTGCTGACCGAAATGATGGTCGAATCTCTTGCCTCATTAATTCCATTAGTTGCGAACAACATTAAGGATGCAGGTATCCCTGTTCTTGGTGCGTCTCTTCTTGAATCATTTTTAACCAAAAAACCAAATAAAACGCTTTTAAAAATACTCGGCAGAAATGCCGGACTCGCGATAAAGGGTTCGTATGGTGTCGCATCTTTTCAATTAGGATACATTGGTAAGCTCTTGGAGGACATGAGCGAATTGGGAGTTGATATAAACAACCCCGATCACATGTTATCTGCATGGAATAACCCCGAAATTAATGAGAGACTGCGTAGACGGGCTCGAAATTATGCGGGTGGCTTAGCGTTCTTTGAAATGTTGGGTGTGGGCTTAATGGGTCGTGCTAGTAAACTGCTCAATGGTCCCACGAAGTTCTTAGGCAAGACAAGTCTTGGTAAGTATGCACTTGCCCCTGCTATCAAATCCACTGCCGAACTAGGCTTGGACATGGGTACAGGTATGGCATCTGAATATGCAGGTTTTGTCCTATCAAAAGACCCCGGTGAAAAGACTCCATACGATGACATTCTCATAGAAGGCGCGGCTGAATTAGGACCCGGTATTGTATCCACAGGCATAAACTTCGCCACTCCTCAGCTTGGGGATATGTGGAAGTCTAGCACCCCTAGAAAACCACAGGATATTGTTGATGATGGCACAGGCAATGAGACTCAGGTTCTAACCGACCCCGTTTCTGACCCTAATCGTTCAGGTATCGTCACATCTACACAGACCTACAAAGGCATGGAGTTTGAAGCTACAAGCTATTCCAATCTTGAAGCTTTCGATGATAATTTCGTAACTGACATAAAAAACGCCACAGGTGTCGAGCTTGATGCCAACGACTCTCTTGCGGTTAAAGCTTTTGTAGCCAATGGAATATTTCGCCCTGACTCAGCTATTTCTCCTGACAAAGTCGATTTTTTCTTTGGCAGTCTGCCCGATCAAGCCCCCGGTCGCTACATTAATGAGGGTAACGGTCGTGTTCTAATCGCAATCGACCCTGTACGAGCAAAAGAGCTTGGATTTACAGTAGCAGAAACATTTATACATGAGGGCGGTCACTTCGCTGAGGATTTCATTCTTGGAGAGGGCGAGGTTCAGGGTTTTTGGGATGAACTTACTGACGAGCAAAAGAAAAGAAATGCATTAGAATATGCCACGCTTGCTCGCCCTGATGGACCTGCTACCGATGTCACTCAGTTAAATGAAAACGAAAAAGCAGTTTATGAGTATTTACTAGATAACGAAAAGAAAAACCGATCCGAATGGTTGACTCTTCAAATTGCCCGTGTTCTTCGTGGCGATGTTGACAAAGAAGGTTTTCCTCCCGGTCTTTGGTCAGGTATTCAAAAAATAATCATGTTCTTCCGCTCATCTATCGAAAAGATGTTCGGATCTGAAGACCTTGCCCCTAATAGCAAAGAAGCAAAGGCTGAAATGGATCAGTACCTTTATGAGGTATTGATGGAAGGTAAAAAAGCTAGAAGTGGTACAG